CTTCACAACTGTTTTCTTTGTTTTACTATTCTCGAAGTTTCTAATAAACTCATCCATATATTCTTGAGCACCATCACTCGACTTAATGTCAGCATTAAAGTCGCCACCAGTATCATGCCCTTGAATGTCAGCAGTTTCACCCATTAGATTTGCATTTTCAGTTGCTTTGAATTTAGTGTATAGGTATTTCTTTTCTTTTTGAATACGTCTTAAGAATGCGTAGTAAATAATTTGAGTGAAGTATGCGAAAGGGTTTTGAGTTTTCTCTGGATTGAAGTTGTGCATATATCTTAAACAGTTCTCGATGCCATCACCAATCATATCTTCCCTAAACGTGTAGTTGATAAAGTTTGGTTTGTATGATAACCTATTAGCAATCAATGATATACATTCAGCAACATAGTCAGGGACTTTAGGTTTCTCTTTACCTTGCTCCTCTGCTAGTTTAACTTCCTTTTGATATTCTACCATTGCTGCGTAGAAGTCTGGATTATTTACATAATTCTTTTTCTTTGCCATAATATTTCCTTAATGAATACTTGTATTTGCTACCTTTAAGATTTGTTGCATAACCTCACCCCTTACTGCTTCTGTTATTTCTTCTTTCCTTCCTTCTTTAATTCGCATTTCTTCCAACGAACTATAATAATAATCTATCATATCTTCAGATGCTTCTGCTACTGTTATAATATGATTAAACCTAATTTCAACAACAGTATCATCACCAAATAATGGGATCCAAGAAGAAGTAAACATTTGCATCTTATGCGAATCTAAATCTTCTGTCATTGTTAATTGTAATGGATTGTTGACTTCTAAATCATATGTTTCTTCATCATATGATAATACGTCTGTTATAACAGTTTCACTGCTTGATAACTTTATAATACTAATCGCCATAGTTTAACTTTATATTGTAAAGGGAATATTCAAACTCCTCTTGATTGTACATTTTAATTCTAACAGCAAAGTGCTTTAGAGTATGGTTATGGTACGACTTCCAACTTAAATCGTCAGAAATATCATACAGTGTTGCTTGTTCTTTACTTTCACCCTTTCTTAATACACGACCTATTGATTGAAGATTTCTAATCCTACTTTTACTAGGAGAAGCAAATATAATGTTATGAAGATTTTTGATGTTAATACCAGTCGAGAATGTCCCATACGAAGCAATGATAATCGCTCCGTCTTCTTTCTCAGTGATGGATCTAATTTCTTCTCTTTCAACTGCATCTACTCCACCGTGTACAAAGAAAACTTTTCTGTCTTCGTGACACTCATCTTTAATTAAATCGTATAATAATTTTCCATGCTTTTCAACATACTGGAATAATAATAGTGTATTCCCTTTTCGGGTAATTGTCAAGTTCTTGATAAACTTATTTCTATGCTCGTTAGAAACTAGAAAATCCATCTCTTCTTGGTATGTAATCTTCTTCAACCGTTTACGTTCAGCATCTGGGTATTTTAATACCAAACATTTGATTCTAAAATCTGCAAGAGTTTTCTCGTCGATCAATTCTTTGGTTGAAATAACTTTCATTACTGGACCGAATAAACCCTCTAATACAAGTTTATTTGTTTGGGTGTCATCGAGTGTTCCAGTGAAACCAAACCGATATTTACAGTCGGTTAGTTTCTCCATAATCTTAGTTAAACTATTTGCTTTGAAGAGGTGCGCCTCGTCCCCTACGATCGCATCAAACTGGTCAAAGTATTTCTTCGGGAGTTTGTATATGCTTTGCCATGTGGAAATAAAAACCCTTGCAGTAGGATGCTCCTTATCCTCACCACCCATTATCTTATGAGTTTCATAAAACGTACCATCAGAATAATCAGTGAAGTCTGAATCCATCTGTGACACTAAAGAAGTGGTTGGAACGACTACTAATATCTTCTTACATTGTTTTCTTAAATAGTATTTCAGTAGTGAGTAAATGATAAACGATTTACCTGACGCAGTCGGAGATAGAATTAATGCACGGTTATTTCTAACAGCATGAGCAACTGCTCTTAATTGATAATCACGTGGAGTAAACCTTTTCTCAGTTAAAAACTTTTCAAGTCCATTTAAGGGGATATCAATTGTATGGTCTAGATCGTCATGTATATTTACTTGATAATCACGTTCCCTAGCAAACCTTTTAATGTGTTCAATAAGACCCACGTAGATTTGAGATGTGTTTACGTTGAACAACCTTATCTTACCATCCCAAATTCTATTACGCACTGCTGGCATAAACTTTGCACCTGGGACTTCGAATTCAAAATATTGGTTGAGTTCCATTGCTGTTCCTCTCTCAACTACAAGTTTCAAATAAACTTCGTCCTTCTTGTATATATCAATTGTATCCATTAACCACCTGACGTAAATTTCATCCAGTCTAATGCTGACTTAATTTGAAACCCACGATTATTCAAACTTTTAATAACTGAGTCAAGGTATGATACCTTTTCTTCTTGCATAGCAACCTTGATTGTAGATTCGATAAACATATCATCTGACTCAATATATGTATTAACTTCGTTCTTTAGTAATTTCTTAAAGAATTGTTCTCTACCGAGTTCTTGTAATTCATCTCTATCTAATTCCCCAAGATAATATTCAAGTAGAGTTTTTTGTATCTTCTTATGCTTACCTTTCAACTTAATAAGTTGTACACGTTCTCCCATATAATACTTGAGATACTTGTTGTGTACTTGAGGGATTTTAGCACTTTCAGTGCCTAATTCTGTTTCATCTATTTTGGAATCTTTATTCCATTCAGATACTATCTTTTCAATGTCCATTATATAATTATACCTTATTACTCCTCAAAAGTAAAGTATTAAAAAACTTATTATTTAATTTGACTAATCATTGATTTGATAGTATAATAGAGGTGTTGCCTCTTTGAAAGGTTTAATGTATCTATCAAGTTATAGAATTTATTTCATAAGACCTATAAGCAAAAGTTACATCACCTGATAGGTGTTCAATATCAGTTCCAGCAATATCAAATTCAAGCGAAGCAAGATTCGTAGGATACAAATCAATAAACTTAACTTCAATATTAGGTTGATACTGAGCAGTCATAATAATCAACGAAGCATCAGAATAAGTATCTGCCCACTTTGATTTCTGTTCATAATTATCAGGGAATCCTAATTCAATCATCCAATCAAATATCTCACGATAATTCTTCATATCCTCATCAACCTTAAACTTAATTGATAAATCACTGAAGTCTAATTTAGTTGTAGGAATTGGAAGTTTATTAAATGGGTTAGTCACTGTATCAATACGACCCAATGACATATCCGGAATAGATGCCGATGTACAAAAATAGTTTACGTGTGGAAGTTTTTGGATAGAAAACCTAAATCCAATCGGGGATAGTAAACTTTTATTTGTAGGTTCGTTTGGCATAGTTGTCGAGTAAATTCCTTGTACTATATTTATAACACTGAATTTCATGCATAAAAAACCCCAACCGAAGTCAGGGTTTTTATCTCTAAGGTTTAACCTTGATTACATTAAGTTTGTAATCTTAGTTAGACGGTAGTAGATGTTACCATCACCAGAACCTAATCTAGCAGCAACACCGTTCGCATCGTTAGTAGCAAATGGGTTTGAAACCATGCCGTAACGAGTCTTGAAACCGATCTTAGGTTGGAAAGTATTCTCACCAACTGCACGAACCATTTGTAGAGGTACATATGGACAGTAGAATAAACCAGCATCAAATGCAGATGAACCCTTGTAACCCATTGTGTAGTAGTTGTTAGATGCGTCTGAGAAGTACGGATCAATGTAAACTTTGATACGACCGTTCAATACACCAGCAAAAGTATTACCAGTATCATCTACTTGTAGGTTGTTAGACAACGCAGGAGTGTAATCTAGAACACCAGCCATTTGAAGTGCAGAAGCAACGTCAGATGAAGTGATCATGATATTACCCTTACCACGACGAGTTGCCTTAGCAATTTCATTAGCATCACGTTCGATTTGGAACATAAGACCTTTGAACTTCTCAACTGACCAACGACCATTAGAATCAGTATCTAAGTCGAAAGTACCAGCAGTAGTAGTGTTCTTTTGAGCACCTGCTACAGCAGAGTAGTTGATTGTACGGATAACTTCACGGTTAATCTCTGAAAGGATTTCAGCAGATAAGATGTTAGACAATTCAGTTTCAGCATCTAAACCATGTACTGCTTTAAGATCTTGAGCAAGTTCCATAGTGTATTCTGCTTTCAACGCACGAGTAACTGCAGTAACTGCAACTTTCTCGATTGAGAATGCCATTTCGTTGAAACCGTTATTAGCAGTATCACCTAGTTTTTCTGCATCAGCAGTTGACATACCAGTTTCTACAGTGTAACCTGAACCAGAAGCACGATCGTTAGGATCTGTACCAGTTTGAGCAGTACCTGCAGCACCGTTAGCAACACCTAATGAAGCAGTGTTACCAGACGCAGATGCTGAGAATGAAGTATTTGCTTCATTAAACATTGCTTCAGTACCACCTTGTGAACCGTAACGTGAACGCATAGCAAAGATAAGACCAGTTGGACCAGTCATTGGC